TTAGATACTTCTATTTTTTCGTTTTCTTCAGCCATTATATCTCCTTAAAGTCAACGTCAATTTTAGAATAATCTACATATAAATAACCATTTGCATGTACCTCTGATGCTTGAGGAACTTGATGTGCCATTACACCTTGATATTGTTTATTGTCTCCTTTATATTTAAAGTTGTAAATATTTATACCTGATGGAGATTTACCTACTAATTGAATATCATCTTTTAATCTTATATCAGAAAAGAAAGGTGCAATAGCTCCTGCAGCACCTGCTATTTGACCAAAGGTACTTGGTCCTGCTACTGGTGTTCCAACAAAACCTGATCTTTCTTCTCCATAAGTTCTTATAGGCGCACCTGCTAATGCTCCTACAACTTGTCTTACTTGTTCTACTGGATATTCTCTTTCTTCAATAAAATCTCTGTATGCTTCTGCAAGACCAGCTTGTTGTATACCTCTTTCTAATCCACCTAAAGAAGCCATACCTTGAAGTTGAGCTTGTTGAGCAGAAAGTTGCGTTGCTCTATCAGCAGCAAATCTTTGTGCACCTGATTCAAAACCTGCTTGTCTTAATCTTGCTGATGTATCTGCAACTTGATCTAAAAATCTTTCTCTACCTAAAGCACTTTCTACACCAAATCTTGTACCACCAAATGCACCTGCACCAATTGCTCTTGCAGCTAATCCACGTTCTTGTTGACCAAATTGTTCTCCTAAATCAGCAAGTGTTGATTGTATTACAACATTTGTATATGGATTCATATATTGTTGCGCAGTTGCAGTATCAAAAGTTTGTGCACCAATAGTACCTATCTGCGCAGGAATTGCTTGAGCTTGTTGTTCTAATGTAGATAAAGGTGCAATACGTTGACCAGTAAATGCTTCGTATGGTCTTGTACCTAATTCTTCCGCACGTCTTAAAGTTCTTTCTTGTATCTCTTTAAAATAATCTGGTATTTGTTGAGTTACAGTTTGTTGCTGTGGTGCTTGTACTACTGTTGTTGACGGTTTAAAAATACTACCCATTGACTATATATGTTCCTCCAATAACTTCAAATCCTAATTTAGTAAAAGCGTTGTGTTTTCGACCAACGTCTTTACCTTGAAAAATTTCACATATCGCAGTAACTTTTTTAGTTAATGCGTATTCTTTAAAGACTAACATCATAGCTCTAAAGACATGAAAATTACGATACTTAGGATGTACGTGTAACCAAAGAGTTCTCATAAACTTTTTGTCACTATACCAAGTTTCGTCTATTGTGGCAGCGAGTGTGCCAACAATAACATTTTCATATTCTACTACTATAACAAAACTATTCTTAATGTAAAATACTATATTTTCAAGAGCTTTTTTATTATTAGTATTTCCAAAGTTAAAAGGTGCTTCTTTTAACCAAGTTTTCAATAATTCTCTTATTTTAACAGCCTCATCAATACGAGCCTGCCTAATTCTATATTTATCTTTTTCCATCTGGTCTTACGTTGATTCTTAATGTACCAAATCGCCAATTACTACCTAATTCTGAATTTTCAATTTTAATAGACGCTTGTCTTCCTCTTATTCTTGAATTATAAAAAGATGTGGTATTAGAAACTGTAATAGCTTCACCAGTAGTTTTTGTATCATTTGGATAATCTCTTGCTTTTAAAGTAATTACAGCGTTACCTGTTTGATTCTTAAAATCTGGTATTACTTTATTAATAAAACTAAATGTTTCGCCATCAGCTATATCACCATCACCTGATTCAATAAAAGCTGATAAAGCAGAACCATCAGCATCTACGCCTGATTCATGCCTATAAATTAAACTTCGTCCTGCTGTTAAACCATTTATTTGAACATATGTATTTGCTGTAGAATTTTCAAAATACTCAGTAGCTAGTGGATTTAACTCAACTCCATTATCTTGATATGTACTTCTTGCTAAACTTCCAAAATACCAACTATTTTCTAAATAATTATAAATAACATATTTATCTATTTGATCAGAGGCACTTGAACAATAATACCAAACTATTTCAGAAAAGTCAGAAGTTTGACCTGCATATACTTGTGAATATTGAGTTTTATTAATATCGTCAAACACATGATTTAAAACAGGGCAAGGTATTTCTTGTACAGCACCAGCAAATCGAAAGAATTGACCATCAGACATCCAGTATGCAACGTCATCTACAACTATTGCACTATTCAAACCAACAGCGCCACAATCGTTACCAAGTTGTCTAAAACCAAAAATAAAAGGCGGACCGATAAAAGACATTGATTGTAATGTTGTATCTGTCCATATCAAAATAGTTCCTTTTGCAGGTTTAGCACATCTTATTTCGCTTCCACCTGCAATTCTTTGAGAACCAGCAGAATTAGTTACATTCGGTGTAAATTGATCAAAATCTTCTTGATCACTAAATCGAATAAACATTTTATCTTGTGTACTTACATCACCAATAGTAGTTTCTGTTCCCATACAAATAAAATGTCTTGTCTCTGTTGAAATTACAGATAACGAACTTGCTGTAGGTGCATTAGCAATTAAAGTTGCTGGATTTGCAGTAAGACCACCTGATGTGTCCCAAAGATAACTTTCTCCATCACGTTTAGTAATAAGTAAATCTTCTCCCCAATTATTAATAGACCACTGTCTCATATCTAAAGTAACATTAGATGTAGAACGAGGTGTAGACCAAGTGCTTAAATTCCATGTACCTGTACCATAACCAAAACCAAATGTTTGTTTATCTGGACCAGGTGATATTTGATATTCTATATCTGCATTAGCTATATTTGTATTACTTGTTGTGGCTGTATCATTAGATGTAATTATATAAGCATCTGCATTAGTAATTGATTGTATTTCGTATTGTGCGTCAATACTTGTATTAGCAATTCCACCTACACTTGTTAAACTACAATTAGATATAGTTATAAAATCACCAGCAGCAGCTCCATGAGAACTATGATTTACTGTAATATTAGCACTTGTAGCAGTAGTATCAAATACATTAGCTAAAGAATTAGATTGACGAATAGGAGTAATATCAGCGTTGTCTCCAGAACGATAAACATAAACTTTTTTATCTGTTCCTAGAGCTTCATATCTTTTACCAGAATTATCTATCCATGCTTCTAGTGCTCTACCAACTCCTACATAATAATCTTGACTAAATTTATCCCAACCACCTATCTTTTGAGGTAAACCTTTTCTAAATCTTACTTTATCACAGTTTATCCATCTACCTTCTGCACCTGTTTCTGTGTTTTCGGTATCTAATCCTGGTTGAAAATTTAATTGTGTTAATGGCATAATTCATGAGTATACATCAAAAACACACAAATTAAATACTATTTTTTAGGTATTCTAATGGTCCATTCTAAACATTTAATTAATTCGTCTAAATATACAATTCTTAACTTAGTCAATTTAAGATATTTATGCAATTCTTCTATGTCAATTAAAATCCATTCTTTTTTTAATTGAAAAACCATTTTATCAGCTTTATTTTGAGTATTACTTTTTTGAGCCCATTCTCCTGAAGAAAGCTGAAACATATCTCTTACATCAAATTTATAAAAAGAATTTTGTCCTTTTATTATACCAGCAATGTTCCAAAAAGTTTTTTCTTTTGGGTATTCTATGGATGTAAGATATTTAGAAAACCTATCTAATATCATTTTAAATGTAAATAAGAATCAGTACGACCAATATGTCCAGTTGGAACAAAATTAAACGCCATAGAATAACGCAAAATGTTAGAATTATTTTTTAATATTTTATGGTAACATTCACTCGGAAAGAAAATAATCATTCCATCTTTTGGTTCAAATATCCACGATCTTGAATTATAAACATTATATTCCGTAGGTTCTACTAAAAACCTTGTTGGAGAATAATCTTGAAATTCAATATAACCTGAATTTACATCTGTTTGTAAATATAAAACTCCACTTATCATACAATTAGAATGACAATGATAAAAACAATCTTCATTTGGTTTAGTTTTTGTAAACCAAGAAGTAGATAATCTAAATTTATTTTCATATTTAAGAAATTCTTTATTGTAAGAATTAAATTCTTCCATAATCTTATTTTTTAAAAATTTAAATTTTTTCTTTTCAAGAACTTGTTTTGAAATAGTGCTTGATGATGATTTTTTATTGTTTGGTTCGACTTCTACAAAATCTTCATTTATTAAAGATATTATTTTTTTACAATCAATATCTAATATATTTGAATAAAAAACTTTTGAAAATAAAGTTTGAACTACGCCTTTATTCATTTAAGAACTTTTCCAGTATAAATATTATCTAAACTTAACAAACTTCTAAATTGTTTAGGTAAACCTAACATTTCTCTACCGTCAAATAATAAATTTTGATTTTTTTCATCTGCATAATGTAAAAAAACCTGCACACAATATTTTCCTTCAAAAGGCTCTCTCCAATGTTCTAGTTCCATACCTTTGTACATAGCTATGTCACCCGCTTTTAAAATAACTTTCTTTTCTTTTTGGTTATTATCTTTAAAATAAATAGGCCAAAGATCACCACCTAAATTTAAAGTCATTGAATATTCGCAGGAAGGCCTGTCTATGTGTTTTTTTAATTCATCTCCTTTTTTATAAATTCTCATATAAGAATAAGTAGGCAATAATTTTTTACCTACATTTTTTTCTATGAAAGGAAGTAAATTAATTAATAAAACTTCACTAATTAAATCTGCATAACAAGAATATGTATTAGGGGCTTGTGGATCAAGCCATTTTCCCCAAGTAGAATCATAAAAAGGTAAATAGTTATTTTTTTGTAATTTATCTGCCACTTGTTGTTTCATAAAATAATAATCAGTTAAAAAAGAAGTTACATCTTTACCAATTACATTTTTACATATTTTATATTTAAAATTTTTTCTTTTCATAATTAAAAATAATTAAAATTAATATTCATTCTTATTTTTTGATCTGTACAATAAGTTGAAGCGTGATATTTATTTGAATCAAATATTATTAATCTATTTTCCACGCTTTCAACTTTTTCTCCTGTTTTAAAAACAGTAGGACCATTGTTTTTATTTAAATAAAAAATAGCATTCATATGTTTATATTCAAAATCTTTATGAAAAGGACTTTGTAATTTCTTACCTATATTAGGATATAAATTTCCTTTTATTCTTACAACTGCATTTGGTTTTAAAATTTCAAGTATAGGCTGTAATAAATTAAAATACTCACTATTTTTACCATGATCTTGATAAAATAAATGTATAAAATAAAAACTATTACTTTTTTCTTTTTCATTTGTAACTGTAGAAGAATAAAACCAAGGAAAATGTAAACTCATCATTACAAATTTTAAATCATTAAATTTTTCTTTATCTATTGCATTGTCAATTATTTTAAACATATTGTATATTCCAATGTATAAATCTAAATGGTTCAACGCCATTGTCTACAGAAAATTCGTGAGCTAAATATCCTGGAAAAATAATCATATCTCCTGGTTTGACTTTATAATGAATTATTTCTGTTGCTGAACTTATTTGTTCGTTGTTTTTAACAGGTAATTTAGTCATTACTGCACCAGGTCTAGGATCATAAAATCTTGGAAATGAAGTAAGCTCTGAGCATTTTAAAAAATAAAAACCACATACATGTTGATTCCAATGATTATGAGTTGAATGATGACCTCCTCCTAACTTTGAAAATTCTTGTACCCAAAGTTCAGATAAAATTATTTTTTTATTTGAGATATTAAAACCAGAATCAATAATAAATTCATTACTATGATTAATAATAATATCTGCAAAAAATTTAAAATTTTGATTGTTATTTAAATTTGTAGAATGGTGTGTTAATCCAAAATCTTTTTTAAATATTTTTTTATTATTTTTTTTTGCTTCTTTTATATGAGGTTCACATAATTTATTTAAAACTTTTACGTGTTCTTCATAAGATGTTTTGAATACCGGGGTTGTAAAATATAAATCTTTAAAAATTTTTTTCATTTAATACTATCTCCAATTAGGGCCACTTAACCAAACTACCAAACTATAACGTGTTCCTTTTTTAACAGGCGTTACTCTGTGATATAAAAAAGAAGGAAAAACAACACACGATCCTTTACTTTTTAAAAAACTTAATTTTTCAAATTTATTTTTATTTTTATTTTCTTTAAAATCAAATTCAAAATCTCCACCTTTATATGTATTTGGATCAGATAGATTTAAAGTAAAAGATAGTTTTCTATTTCTTTCTGTTTTATAACTATCGCAATGCCAATGATAGTGTTGGTTTTTATTATATATTGTAAATTGTGCAACTAAATCTAAATTTAAATCAAGATTAAAATTCCAATTTGCTTTTTTATTTGCTTCTTGCATTACACTTTTGATTGGATCTAATATTTCTTTATCGTTTATCCATATAATATTTGAATTTCTAACTTTAGGATTTATTATTCCAGCCTTATCAATTGATCCAATTCTTGCAGCTTGTTTTTTTAGACTATTTCCTCTTTTTATAACATAATCACAAAATTCATGTGAAAATAGTTTTTCATAATAGTAATAGTAAGTATTAACAAACATTATAATTCAAAATAGTTATTAACTAAATAAAAAGCATTTAATTTAGATTTGTTTTCAGTAATTTCAAAATTTAAATGAGAAGGAAAGATAATAAATTTATTATTTTCTAAAGGAAAATAATTTTTAAGTCCCGGTGTTTTTTTATTATTATAGTGAATAATTACTTCAGAACTAAAGTCCTCTAGTTCAATTCCATAGATTAAAGTATAAACAGGAGAAGAGGGTATATCAAAAATATTAAAATAATTTCTTTTTTCAATTTTTTCGTTCTGGTTTAGAATAAAGGAAAATGTTTCTTTTAAACATAATGCACTTTTATTTTTTTCTTTTAATCTAAAAAAATCATTAATGTAACTATTAAAGTAATCTAAATGTATACAATGTCCAACTGGATATTGATTTAAAAATTTATCTTTGTTATCAATATATCCATTCATAATTTCATATTTAATTTCTTCTCTGTTTATCTCAAAACCTTTAGGACAATTAACTTTGCCAAAATGAACAGCTTCTTCGTTTAAAATTATTTTCTCCATATTAATATTTTATACATTCATTCGCGTGAAATTTTAACGGTTGACCATCTACCCTTCTTACGGAATGAAAAAAAGAAATTAAAGTTAATCTTTCTTTATTTTCTGAACCATAATTATTAACTCCGTGAAATTGTGAAGCATCAAACAATATCATTCGATTTTTCATAGATTTAAATTCTAATATTTTTTCATAGCTTTCTTGATTTTTAGTAAGAACTTCTTTAAATTTTTTAGACCTTTTTTTATTTCTATTTAAATAATTCTTTTTTTGTTCTTCTTCATAAGAATTATCTTTTACAGCGTTTTTCAATTTATATAAACAAGTTCCGTTGTTTTTTTCAGAAGTTAAATACACTATTGAAGTAAATTCGGCACTTATGTCTTGATGAATAAAACCTTTTTCTGGATATTCACTAGGTTTTATTTTTTGAAAATATTGTGTAGCATTCCATTCTAAACAAGAATTTTTTTCAATATCATTAGGGTATAAAGCAGCAATTATTTTTTTGGTAGTTATTTTAAAAAAATTTGAATCAAGTATGTGAGTGCTTTTTGTTCTTTGACCAGGCCAAGTTCCATCTCCGTATTTATACTTTAATTTTTTAGAGTATTCAACAACAGCATTAGCATTAACAAAAAAATTATCAATACATAAAGTTGGCCAAATCATTTTATTATTCTGGTATATATACCGTACTATTAAAAACAATAACAGTCTTTCTTTTTTTATAATTATTAATTGGAGAACGATGTAATAAATGAGAGGGAAAAGTTATTATGTCTCCTTCTTCAACATCTGTTATATTAAATTCTTTAAACTCAGTGGCTAATTCATTTTTAAAAAGTTCTAAATAATAAACACTTGAAAAATGACATCTAGGATGATTATGCCAAGAATGATAATTATTTTTAATATATTGTTGAAACCAATAAGTTTCAATTCTTATTTTAGCTTGATTACTTCCATATTTGTTTTCCATTTTTTCAAACCAAGGATTTAACAAATTAAAAAAATAATCCCAATATTTTCTTGGATAAAAAGAATTTAAACACCAATCTGATTTATTAATGTCTTCTGCTTTTGTATTAAATGAAACTTTAGGCATTAAATCAATTAATTTTAATAAATTAATTTTATGTTTTTTATGATCTTTAACCTTAACTTTGGTTATCATTTTTTTCTTTCTAAAAAAACTTTTAAACTATCTTACTTCCCAATTTTGATTAGTTTCATTCCATACATATTTAAATTCATAATCTGATTCCCAATCTGGATCATTTTCATCTTCAGTGATACGACTTGGATAAGCAACTGGAGCTTCATATTTTCCTGTAGTTTCATTAAGTGTCCAACTCTCAAACGGTTTATTTTTTTCTTTAAATATATCTAAATTAGGATCATAAACATATCCTGGTCCAGCAAAATTTGCTCTAAATGGAGTTCCTCCAGTTAAATGTGTTCCATTATGAGTATTATAAGATGTTTTTTTCCATAAAGGCCAATTATGTACTCTAGTTAAATAATCAATTCCTGTTTGTTCATCATTATTACAAATGGAATCTTGTAATGGTGTTACCCACAATACATTGTTGTTTTCATCTAGTTTAGCGAAATGTGCCATTATGCTTTATACGTCCCCGGCGAGTTAAATACGTGAATAGTGTCTGCACCACAAGTGGATTCACAACCACCTGAAGCTCCTGATGAACACGCTGTAGTTCTTCGAATAACAATAACACCTGATCCTCCAGCACCAGCAAAAGTTGCCCCACCGCCACCACTAGCTCCGCCACCGCCGCCTGTGTTTGCAGTTCCTGCTTGTCCATTAACTCTTTCGCCAGCTGCTCCGCCGCCAGAACCTCCTGGACTTCCAATTGGATTTCCTTGTTGTGCATCTCCTCCTCCAGCGCCACCTCCAGCTCTACCTGTAGATACTCCTGAAATTGAAGATGTTATTCCAGAACCTCCAGGGCCACCTGAACCAGGAGTGCTAGTTACGTTATTTCCATTAGAACCAGCTCCGCCACCGCCGCCACCTGTTTGATTGTTAAATGATCCGCCAGGTATAGTTCCTCCGTTATTTCCTTGTGAAGGTGAAAAAGGAGGTGTATTTCCTTGTCCACCTGCGTAAACAAGTGGACTTTGTCCTGGATAATAAGGATTATGATATCTTCCAACACCACCTCCTGACCCACCTGGTCTACCATATATACCATTTGGATAACAGGGTGAAGCGCAAGGACCATTTGGACTTCCAAACCCTCCTGCACCTCCTCCTGTACTTGTAATACTATCAAAAGTTGAAGGGTTACCATTATAATCAGCAGTGTTATAAGTTGGTCCTGATAATGTTTTAGGTGCTGCAGTTGATCCAGCTCCAACTGATATTGAATAAGATTTTCCAGAAACTACTTCAAAAGTTTTACAAGCTATTTCTCTATAACCGCCTGCTCCGCCGCCTCCTCCTTGGCTTCCTCCGCCAGAGCCTCCGCCAGCTACAACTAAATATCTAACGAAGTAGGGTTTACCTCCTCCTCGGCCAAAGCCACCTTTACCTGCTGCTGCGAATGAACCTAATAAAGGCATAAAAATTTATCTCCTTTCTTATGCAAATTGAGTCTGTGCAGCTAAAACAGTATAAGTGTTAGCAGCAGTTTTGATAGCTGTATATGTATAAGTATCAGAACTGTTTGCGTTTCCTCCTGTAGGAGCTGATCCTCCTTGCCATAATGGAGTTACTGTGCTTCCATCAATTTGCACTACGTTATTATAATAAGCTGTTCCACCTTGTGGTACAATATGAGCTATTGTAACACTTTCACCTGTTTCTAAATAATTATTTAAAGTTACAGAAGAATTACCTCTAATGTTTAGAGTGTAATTAGCAGAAGCATTTGAAGTAAAATTTTGAACTGCACCATCTAATACATCAAAATTTAATGTACCAGTTGCTGCTGTTGCAGATGTATTTACTTTTTCATTTAATTGTTGAATTTTACCGCCACCGTTAAAAGTTATTAATCCATAACCTTTTGGTGATAAAGTTAAATCAGTGTTTGTTCCACCAGATGCTATTACATTCGGTGCACTACCTTGTAAATCTACTGTATTTGCCGTAGCAACTATATTTGTACCTTGAACATTTGCAGTACCTGTAATAGTTGTTCCTGAAACTGCGCCGTTTGATGTAACTGAATCTGCAGAAATATCTCCTAAATCTTTTGTAACATCGAACATTGTAGTGCCATCTGTATAAACAATAGTTTTAGCACCTTGTTTAAGTGCAACACCAGTTCCACTTGCTGGACCAAAAGTTAATGTATATGATCCTGAAGTATTATTGAATGCTATATATTTAGTTTCAACAGCATCTGTAAATACATTTATATTTCCTGTTAACGCACCACTAAACTCTAATACTGCGTTATGTACTTGATCATCTGTTGCGTCATCATCTGTATTTGATGTTGAATTGTTTGAAGTTAATGTAACATTAGCAGAACCAGCAACATTAACATTCTGATAACCTTTTACTGATGCGTCAACTCTATTAAAAACATAATTAACTAGATTACCCCAAGTTCCTGAATTTTCTCCAGACGCTTGTCTCTCTAATTTTAATCTCGATGTAAAACTTGATGGCATAATTATTATTACTCCTAATTTGCTTTTTTGTAAACTGGTAAATTTTTATATAATTTATTCATAATTGTCTACTAAATATTTGTCCAATTTTCAGTGCTATTATCACTAATTGGATCCCAAAATTTAAGTGTTCTTACATTAGCATTCGCTTGTAAACCATTAATAGATAAGAAATTTTGAGAATTTGGCACAACATTACTTAAAGATAAAGTTATATTATTGCCTGTTATATTAAAGAACTGGTCTGCTCTAATACTTATTGTATTAGCAGTAGTATTTGATTGTATTCCATCTACTTCAATAGTATTATTACTTACTACTGATACTGTTCCGTCAGAAATAGTAATATCTTGTCCTACTACTTGTATAAAATTAGCAGTTCCAACATTAATACTATTTACTTCTACATTTGCTTCAAAACCAGGTGTATTTATTGTAATAGCTCCACCTGCTTGAACAGCAAAACTATTTACTGTGACATTTGCATTTGTTCCTGTAATAGTTACTCTCGATATACCATTAGCGTCTATATTTCCTTCTGAGACTGTTAATTGTTGACCAGATATTGTTATAGGCGCATTTCCAAAAACAGATACATTATTTAAAGATGCAGTTAATGGCGAGAATGTAGAAATACTAAATACATTACCATTACCAGTATTTACTAAACCAAGTCTTTCATTCCAATTGCCTGATGACCATTCTTCTCTACTCCAACCTTCGCCAAAATCGAAAGCAACTGATAACTCACCTGCTGTAGTAATTGCCTGAAATACATCAGGAGCTTCATTCCAAGGAGCATCGCCCCATGCTAATCTACTCCAACCAGTTCTAATTTCTGCATTAGCTACAACAGCACCTAATGATGATGTTAATTCTTGACCAGTTATAAAAGCAGAAGTTCCAGGTTCATTCCAAGGACCTGCTCCCCATTGTGCGTTATTCCAACCGGCGTTAATTCCAAAAGCAACTTCTGTTGTACCAACAGACATTGTTGCTTGACTTCCAGTTATAGAAGTAATAGAATCATTTTGATTTTGCCAAGAACCTAAGTTCCAATCTAAAGCAGACCATGAATCAGAAGTAATATTAACATCACTACCCATTCCATAATGAATTTGACAATAATAGTATAATGTAGTTGGTGTTGATGAAGTTACAGCAATTTCTGTGTAAGCACCAGCAGATCCTGGTGTACCATTTGTAGTTACACCGGTTGTATAAGGATCGTTTGGATCGTTATTAGCATTATTAGAAAATCTTAATGGATGCCCTGCATTTGAACTATCAGATTGATCAAAACGATATGTGCCTGATACACCTAAATATGCTGTTGCTTGTAATACACCGTCAAGATAATATTTATTACCTGAACCGGGATTGGCAACAGTAACTGTAAATGTTCTTGCCAGGGACATAAGGATTTATCTCCTTATGCTATTCTAATTAAGCCATTCGTTGCGTCAGCGTTTGGAAACTGTAACTCAAATGTACCATTAGTTGATGTTTTAACACCACCAAAATCTAATACTGCAATTGATGAATTACTGTTATTTGCATTGTAAATTAATGCAGCTTGAGCAGAAATTGTTGCATTAG